AGTACTTGAAATCGTCAAGGAAGAAAAAATTAGAATTATTGAAAGCAAAGGCTTTGAGTCTAGCTTATCAATATCCTGGTTGTCCAATATTAAATAGTCTAGCGAATTATGGCTTACGGATGTGTGAAAATAGTCATGTGTATTATAAAAATTTGAACGAATATGAGCGGGAAATCTTCCGTACCATGTTTAATAAATATAGGGATAATATCCCTCAGAAACCTGTGGGTTTTAAAACTCGTTTATTGGTCGAGAAACGTTATAATATTTCAGTTGAAGATCAATTACAAATAGAACAGTATTTGGACAATAAGACTGATTTGTCGCCAATCGAGCATGTGGCTATATTGTCCAACTGTCACCCTGATTCATTAAATTACTATGATAAATATGTAGTTGGATTTGATTTACCTGATTATCCAGTACCTGATTCATATTTTGAATTTCCGTATGGTGATGGTTATGGCCTAAAGATTGGTACGAGTATTTTTGAAAAATATGGTGAGAAAGAATGGAAGAAAGAAGAATCCCCCTCGTTCGGTGAGGCGAAGGGCAAATGGTGGGAGAAACGGAAATGTGATTCGGGAGGTGATAGTGCAAAGGCCTGTCCCCCGAAGACCAAGGCGACCTAGAAGAAATAATAAAACGGTCCCCGAAATTATTGGGAGTGGATTAGGCTCAATAGTTTCAAAAGGGTTAGGATACCTAATATCCGGCTTTGGTGATTATAAGGTTAATGAGAATACGCTTATGACAGGTGGATTGGATCCGCCACAAGTGGTGAATGCAGTTGATCAAGGTGGAGTGATAATTAGACATAGAGAGTATTTGAAAGATATTCTCGCTTCTATTAATTTTAGTATAGAAGAATTTCCATTAAATCCAGGGTTAGTTCAAACGTTTCCTTGGTTGTCTAATGTTGCTCAACACTTTGAACAATATAAATTTAGAGGAGTATTATTTGAATTTAAGACATTATCCTCAGATACTGTATTGTCGAGTGCTACCAGTTCAGCATTAGGTAGTGTTATTATGTCGACACAGTATAATGCATTGTTGCCACCTTTTCCAGATAAATTTACTATGGAAAATTATGAATTTGCGAATTCATCTAAACCTTCAATTTCGTTTCTACACCCAGTTGAGTGTATGAGGGGCCAGACCACACTAACAGAACTTTATGTTCGTGGTTCTGATGCTCCTGATGGTTCGGATAAAAGATTGTATGATTTGGGGAATTTTTATATAGCGACAGTCGGGATGCAGGCAGCGTCCGGTGTTGCAGGTGAATTGTGGGTTACTTATGAAATAGAATTATATAAACCTAAGATAGCAAGTCCGTTAAATATTGATGAGTTATATGATCATTGGTATTTATCTACCTCTGCTACTAATACAAACCCTTTCACCGCTGCGGTTCATGATGAAAATTCGACCTTTACAGGCGCCGCAGCAACTAATACATATACATTCCCAAAACAATTAACGGATGGATTATTTTTGGTGTTCTGGCATATATTTGGAACGTCAACATTAATGGCTCCCCCAAGTATTACAATTACTAACTGTAATACTGTCAATTTGTTTACAAATAATACTTCTGGTCGTATAACTACACCAGCAGGTACATTGACGCGTTATTTTGATTTCATGTGTGTAGATTTGACGCATGGGGCATCAGCCAGTTCAATAGCTTATGTTGGTGGAACTTATCCAGCTTCACCTACATCCGGAGATTTGTTTATAGTACAATTACCATCGAATGTTGTAGATTTCCTAAAATTGATGGAGACGGAAGATGATGATTATCTTAATGAACGTTATCGTATACAGTGTATGATAGA